AACCAAAAGTGTGTATCATAAACGCACTTAAGATTATCGTGTGGGCGTGCTGTGAGTAACTGAATCCAATAACCCTGATCCTTGAGGACTTTCAAAGAATTCGCAACACGCTCGTTTACAGTGATTCTTCTTAGTTCACCTTCATCGATGAAGCGCATGAACGCTTCTTCGCCAGTAATATCACCACACATACCGTTATAGTAATACTCGGGCATGTTTTCTGAGAGGTTCATATCGAACTCTTTGTTGATCCAGTCAAAGAAACACTTTCGGAACTCGCCAATCACATCATCGATATCTACTACTGCAACGGGCTGGCCGATCCAGTTACTGACGGGGTTATTCTTTCGGTCCCATAGGAACGCATCGCGTGATTCAAAAGCATCAGTGATCTCATCAGAACTAAAATCCCAGAGATTTAGAGTTCCTAAGAAATAACGGAACACATCGATCGATTCGTAAAGAATCTTTTGCCTGTCTGTTTGGGAAACATCTGAACGGTGATCCTTGTAATGAACAGAATCTGCGAGTTGTGAGACTTCTGAATGCAAGGCCAAACAGAACGTTTTATGTCGCTCGATCTTTTCAGCCTCACTCAAGCGGCTGGAATCAAAGAACTCCTCAGAGAATTTACGCTGAGTTTCTAATAAGATTTTTAGGTTATCTTTCAACACTGATGTACCTCTTCCTTTGGAATTTCAAATAGTTCATCCCCCATTAAAACCGTACACATCGCTTGGTTTCTTTCATTTGTTGTTTCATCAATGAGTATTCCAAAACATTCGCCAGTTACAAAATGCGAGCTAGATCCGTTTTGGTTGTAGAACATACACCAAGTTCCTTCTCGTATTTTCACTAACATTTTCACCTCACAAATTATTTTATGTACGGACCAAAACATTTACAATTTTAGTGTGAAAAAATGAGAGAAAAAGACGAAGAAATTTTAAACGCGGTAACTCACCTGTTAAGTGGAATTGCGTGTTTAGTTGTGATGGGTATTGTTACCCTAGATAGTAACATTCACCTCGTAGATCGAATCGCGTTTTTACCCATGATCGGAACCACAACTTGGACCTTCCTATCATCTTTCATATATCACGCCTCTGAAACTCGTTACATCAAAGAACGTAATCGCCAACTGGACAAATCCGCAATCTTTCTCATGATCCTGGGCTGTGGAGTTACCACCATCTTCACCTGTCACGATAGGATTCTCGCAATCACATTCTCTATGATTCTTTGTACCGTTCTTTTCGCTTGTATCGCGAAGTTCTGTACCATGCGAAACTTTCCTGACTGGTTATCAGTTTCTATCTACATCGTCGTAGGATGGATCGCAACATTTCCCAGTTTAGGAATCTTTGCCGCTTCGGATTATACCCAGCACGGAATGGTTCCTTGGGTTCTTCTCTCTGGTGGTTTCTACTGCATGGGTGTGATTTTCTATGCGCGAGATTCTGTCAAGTGGTTCCATACCATTTGGCACGTGTTTGTGATGGCGGGTGCGGGAACACACCTCGCCGCTCACATTTACACCATGTATGCGAAATCAATACCCATTTGATATACGATCCCGAATAATCTGGTCCTTCTTCAGATACGCCTCATAGAAATCATCCTGATCCACACCCACAAGTGCGAGAACTGAGAGAAAATAGTTAAACGCATCCACAACCTCTTCCAAAAACTCTTCCTTATCGAAATCTTGAATCTCAGTAGATCGGTGTGGTTTCCAGTTCTTCAGATGTTGTAACGCCTCAAACATTTCCTCGATACCTTTGAGTGCGGTATCTCGTAGAATTTGCTGCGATTTCTTTTCACTGATATTCACGGGCCATTCGGGATAGGTTCCCGGACGAGCCGCCTCCAGTGATTTCATAAAAGATTTTCTGAGTTCAAATAACTCAGTTAACCTGTCCTTGTTCGATCTCATTGTTCGCCATCTCCGTTAATTTTGCGAGGTTGCTGTTGAACGCTTCAACAAACCCAGGATCAGGTTCCACGGTTCCATCATCAGTGGTTACAACTCGCAGGGTTCGAATCTGATCTGAGATATCTGTTCCTGTCAAGATTCCCATTTGAACGAGCTGGATGATCTGTGCGATTGTTGAATCGGCCAACTTATACGTTTGAGTACTCAATTTATTCTCCTTGTTTCGCAGGGGCCCAATGTGTTGTTCTTCCATCGGGTGTATCTAATTTTTCTACAAGATTACCTTCTGCATCTTGTTTTCTTCCGTAACACAAAAATCTACTCGAATAATCTCCAGGCTCACCAGAGAAATTCTTGTGTGATTTAAAAGTAGCGCCGCCCGATTCGAATGAATTTGACAAAACACTCTTCAATGTTTCACACAGCAATAATAACTCATGATCCTCTAATTGTTTCACATCTTTCATAGGGTTTATTTCGGCCAACCATAACGCTTCGGCCTTCACGTAATTACCTACTCCAGAGAAGATCGATTGATCCATGAGGACCTTCGTGATGTTTTTCTTATCGTGTTCTCGGATACGTTGAACGAAGAACTCAGGTTCGATCCGATCAGATAAAAGATCAGGACCAAGTGATCTGAGTTTCTTGATCATCTCTTCTTTGCCATACACGAACTTTAGGGTTCCAAAGTTTCGGGTATCCTCGTAGTTCACGTAATCTCCATCGGAAAACCTGAACCTTGCCCGCACGTGCCCATCGTTAGATTTTGTCCACCTTCCGGTCATTCCTAAAGTACACCAAACGTTGAAACCTGAGTTTGTCAACATGTACATGAATTTACCGTGGCAACCCGCACCAATGACCTTTGTAGGGAGGACAGATTGAATCTCTGATAAACCTTCTGCCGGTTTCTTGGTATATCTACCGGAAATGATCTCGATACTCTCTAGTGTTTTGTTTGATACCACTTCGGCGAGGTCCATCGCCATTCGTTTTACTTCTGGTCCTTCAGGCAACTTTGCTCTCCTTTTTTAACCAATCAACGTAATCATTGAGAGAGTGATCTGTTGGTTCTACAGCTTGCCACTCACCCGTACAAAAAACTCGGTAACAATCATCCGCGTACTTTCCGCATCCGTAAAGCTCGGAAGCGCGGTTCCAATCTTTTTCCAGGAAATCTTTGGACATGCGAACGAGGGCGCGGGCCCTACGATTATAGAAACCCAGCGGGCGAATGATCTGGACTAGTTCTTCATGAACCGCATTAGACATCGCTGTGGGACTCGGGTATGTTTCGAATAGTTCTTCGTAAACCTTATCTACTTGCTTGCGTGAAGTTTGGTTGTGAAGCGAACACACAACAAGGATCTTCCACTCATCGGGCCACATGTCTTCTTGCAGCATTCCGATGGGAGATCGGGGTGGTTTCCATTTGTTTTCTACTCGATACATCTATAAGATTGTATCAAAATAGAGAGGATTTACATTTTTATCACTGGTTTTTTAAGAATTTTGCGACGTCGTCGATAGGAGCAAAATCTTCACTTGGGACGTCCAGGCCTAGCTCTTGGATCGCTTCATATCCTGCATCGCCGCCGATATGAGTAACACCCAGCTTCTTGAGAGAAGCTACAACACCTTCGATGTTGCGACCCTCTTCCCAGTCTTCTTGGAGCCATTCGTCCGGACGAAGCTCTCTTCCAGTCGTGTCAACAATCTGACCGTTTTCGTCCAGACCCAGATCGTATATACCGAAGATCCGCTCGGCAACGAAGCCTTTGCCCAAAGGAACATTTGAGACAGCTCCTCGCTTGCTGCCAAAACCACCAGCCTCTTCGTTCAAAGCTTTTCTAACTGCTTTCCGAATTCTGTTTTCTGCAAGAAGTTTAGCTTTCTCTTCTTTGATGATTCTTCTTAGCTGTCCCTTTGTGATTTTCATTATAATCTATCCATTATGCGTTGCAGTACAGCTCTAAGGTTTTCAGCTCTTTCGTCCATATAAAACTTGTCTGACGAAAGCCCGAGTTCGTCTTCTTTCATTTCGATTGCTTCCATCACTGCGCCGGAAAGTTGTCGAAAAACGTCAGAAGCTGGACCTATAATCTCGTTGATCATCAACTTCTGCTTCTCTTCTTTGATGATTCTTCTTAATTGTCTTTTTGTGATTTTCATTTTCTTCCTTTTATCTTCCGCCTCTCCAGCGTTTTGGAGGTCCATAGTATTGGTCTTCATCGTTTTCACGTGCAGCGTCAACGACGATAGGAATCCAATCTCTCAGCGCGTAGATTCTGCCGTCAGTGTCCAAGTCTTCGACTTGCTCCACACCCATGTCGATCAGGTCTTGCAACTGGTCAAGCGCGTGATCCTCTGAGTCTGTGACGTATAAGCCCTCAGGTGTGTCGTAACCGCCTTCTGCAGCTCGAACAAGTTTCCCACCAGATCTTGCCAGTGTGCCTGCGCCGCCCATTTGAGGATCAGGACTACCACCGGTGATCTCATTGAGTGCAGCACGAACTGCTTTGCGAACTCTGTTTTCTGCGAGAAGTTTAGCTTTCTCTTCTTTAATGATTCTTCTTAGCTGTCGCTTTGTGATTTTCATATTATACCCTAGTGTGCAGGAACGTTCTTCATTAAATATTACCCACAGCGCTGTTTTTGTTAAGATGTTTTTTCTGCAGATAGTATCTTAAGAGGCGTAACGATATATTCGTTCCACAAGCTCGTCTCTGTGGGATTGTCACAGTCTGACAGGTCGTAACAAAGATTTGCCTTTGATCCTGGATATTCCATCCTGTACATGTTACATGCTCGACGTCCTGAATCTGTTGCGTAGGATTTGATATCACTGCGGAAACCGGCACGAACGTTGCCTATTAGGGTTACCAGTATGTTTGATTCTTTCCGGAAAAAAGGTCGTTCCATTGCAGTAAAAGCTGAGATGTCAAACTCAGGGCCTGATTCAAGTGACTGTGTCAATCTCTTGAGACCGGCTTCTGATGTGTAATGTGTCACTTTCTTTGGATTGTATGTGGATCCGTAGATCTGTGTGGTAAATTCATCGTCCAAGAGCACATAAGGTTCCATGTCGCCGCGGGAATAAAAGAAAGAAAATCTTAACTTTGAAATATCGGGAAAGTAAGATCCATATTCCCTTCTAAACGCCCACACCCTGTGATTAACAAAGTCTTCAATAAAGTCCAATACGTTCTTCATTGTTAAGAGATCGTATCTATCGACGTCAGTCTCAAGGTACATGAAGTTCTCTTTAACCATGGAAAGAAAAATATCGATATCTTCTTGTGAACAGGGTTGGACCTTACATCCGATGGAACCACCCCGAGTATCCAAACCTCTTCCCTGTAGATCCAAGAGGTAGTACGCGATTTCTTCCCACTGGTCGAGGGTTTTAAACGCTGACTCGGGCTTGATGTAACCTTGAACTTTCTTTTGCATGAACTTAATTATGTTCGAACAACGCATCCTGGTACGCTTGAACCGCAATCGGCCAACGTGATTTTGCGATTTCTAAACACGCCATCGCAACTTGCTGGATCTCCCATTGCGCGCCTTCGTGAACTCTCAGTTCAATAAACTTCAAGAGATTCGAAAGATTTGTGGTTCCGTAGTACTCTGTATAGAGGTTCTGAGGTAGAACTCCGCGAGCTTGTTCTCTACACACACCGTTCTCGATCAACTGTTCAAACAGGCGCAAACTTCTTTGGTGGTGAAATCGAACCGCATCAGCAGCCAAATTAGGTGAAACCGGTACTGTAGTTTTCCCTAACACAGATGTGTTCAAGTCTGGGTTTACATAATCTTGGTTACTGGCTTGCCGATTCGATTTGTGCTGAGTTCTAAATTGCTGTGGTTCATAGAACTCTATGTTCACATCTGTGTACCTTCGGCTGATTTCGTTGTATGACCAAGTTCGATGTCGGTGATGTTGAGATCGAACAAACAACGGTACCTTAAATCTAAAGGTGATCACGTTGTGCTCAAACGTTGATGTGTGCTTGTGTTCTGCCAAGTACTTAATTAACTTCTCATCGCGATCGTCGAGAACTTCTTTCTCTTTACCAAAACTAACTCTCGCACTGTTCACGATTGTGAGATCAGTTCCCATGTGCTGAACGTACTCAACAGATCCTATCTCATCACCGTATAGATCTACATGGTTTACGATCCGAGTTTCAATCAAAGTCGTACTCCACGTTTACATTGATTCGAAGCGTTGGAATTCTAAGATGATTTGCCATGTTGTGTTTTTGCGCCTCATCCGCATCGAGGAACCAATCTGCGTGTTTCTTCTTATCCACTATCTTCATGAAGTAATCATCTTTCTTGCCGCAGTTTTGCGCCATCATTGTGTAGATGATTGTGTTTAAACGATCCGCTTCTTTCGCGCCTGCCTTGAGTTCTTCAACCTTACCAAAATCCATTGAACTTACATCGTGGATCATAACAGTTGCGTTTCGATCCATGAAACGGTAACCTTCCTTACCAAAAGAAAAGAGAACCGCACCGCAACTCATCGCTTTGCCCTCAACGATAGTTGCAACTGGAAGTTCAGAATCCTTAATTGCCGCGATCATGGACATGAGAGAATAAACTTGCCCACCATACGAATCGATCACTACAGGAATCACCTTCTGCCCAGTGTTGTGTGCTTGCGCCATCTGGAGTGCGAATTCCTTTGCGGATTCCTCAGTAAACTTATTTACTCGAATGATTACTGGGTTCTTCCTTAGCTCTACTTCTTTGATTAGATTTGATATCGTTGTTGTGTACTTCAATTTAACTCCCGCACATCAGGCAATCATCTGGGTTTTCGATAGAACATGCAACTGCATCAGCTTCTTGCTGCGTGTTTTCTGGTTTCTTTTCAACTGTAATTTTCTTCGCACTTCCAGCAGGTTTCGACCTGAGGTAGTACATTCCTGTTTTTAGCCCCTTTTCCCATGCGTAGAAGTGCATGGAGTTTACCTTGCCCACAGTAGGCTCTGGTAGAAAAAGGTTCATCGATTGAGACTGACAAATGTAAGGTCCACGATCAGCAGCCATGTCAATGATCGATTTCATGGACATTTCCCAAACCGTTCGATATCTTCTTCGAATTTCTTCTGGAATTCTGTTGATTCCTTGAACGGATCCGTTGTTCAGAATAATTTCATCCTTGAGGTTTTCGTTCCAGATTCCAACATCGATGAGATCACGAACAAGGTGTTTGTTTACCAGCACGAATTCTCCAGACAAAACTCTTCGAACGTAAAGATTCGATGTGAACGGTTCAAAACATTCGTTGTTTCCGAGGATCTGGCTTGTACTAGCTGTCGGCATGGGTGCCAGAAGAAGAGAATTGGCCAATCCGTGCTTCTTGATCTTGTTCTTGAGTTTGCCCCAATCCCAATCAGAGACGGGCTCCACGCTCCAAAGATCGAACTGTAGAATTCCTTCAGATGCAGGTGAACCCTCATACGTTTCGTATGGAGAATTCGCCTTAGAGAAATCCGCGCTTGAATCCAATGAACCATAGTAAATTGCAGCAAACATCCTTCTGTTGATCTCTTTCGCCTCTTCAGAATCAAAATCTATCTTCATCAACGCGAACACATCCGCTAAACCTTGAACTCCGATTCCAATTGGACGATGACGCATGTTTGAACGTTTCGCAGATTCGGTTGGGTAATAGTTTCTATCAATCACTCGATTCAGATTCTGGGTTACTTCGTAAGCAGTATCTTTCAGCTTCTCGTAATCTACTTTTCCTCTCACTACAAATTTTGAAAGGGCGATAGAAGCGAGGTTACACACGGCTGTTTCATCAGGTGCCGAGTATTCGATGATCTCAGTACAAAGATTCGAGGACTTGATTGTTCCTAAATTCTTCTGATTTGATTTAGAGTTTGCCGCATCCTTGTAAAGAATGTAAGGTGTTCCCGTTTCGATTTGAGCCTTGATAATCTGGACCCATAACTCCCGGGCAGAAACACGCTGAACGTATTTTCCTTCTTCTTCATACTTCTTGTACAGAGTATTGAACGCGTCGCCCCAACAATCTGAAAGGCCGGGGGATTGTTTTGGACACATAAGTGCCCACTGTTCATCGTTCTTAACCCGTTCCATGAAGAGGTCAGGAACCCAAAGGGCGTAGAAAAGGTCACGAGCGCGCATCTCTTCTTTGCCGTGATTCTTCTTCAACTCGAGGAAGTCATGAATATCGGCATGCCAGGGTTCAAGATACACGGCGAATGAACCTTTTCTCTTTCCCCCACCTTGATCTACATAACGAGCTTCTTCGTTCATTACACGCAGCATGGGGACGATTCCGTTACTCTTTCCGCCTGTACCTGCGATGTAAGTTCCCTTCGCACGGATATCATGGATGTGCACCCCGATTCCGCCGGCGTGTTTGGAGATTTCCGCCATATCCAGAAAGGTTTCAAAGATTCCCTTTATAGAATCACCTCTCATCGATTGCAAGAAGCAAGAGGACATCTGGGGTCGCGGTGTGCCTGCGTTGAACAGAGTTGGCGTTGCGTGCGTGTACAAACCAGTGGACATAGAATCGTAACACCTGATCGCAGCCTGAATATCGTCACCGTGAATACCTAGTGCCACTCGCATCCACATGAACTGTGGTGTCTCAAGCACGTTCTTGTCATCTTGCTTTAGATACCCTCTTTTCAGAGTGACGATTCCAAAGTAATCGATGTCAAAATCTCGGTCGTGCACAATTGCACGGTCAACACGTCTAGCTATTGCCGGCTTAGTAACCAGATCTCTTATCTCTCTGCTGACGAGAGGTGCGTGCTTCCCGGTGGATGGATCGATGTGATCATACAAACTCTCGATGTTATCAGAAAAACTTAAGGGTATGTTCTTCTGCCAACGAGAAATCAAGATTCGAGCAGCCAAGATCGAGTAATCTGGGTGTGTAGTTACAAGTCGAGCAGCTTCGTTTGCGATGATACCATCTATTTGCTCCGTAGCGATACCATCCACTACAGATTCCGCAACTCTTCTTGTGACCTCAGTGGGTACAACAAACTTGTTATTCAACCCTTTACACTGATTCTTAATTCTTGACGTTATTTTATCGAATTTGATTCTTTCTTTAGATCCATCACTCTTGATAACGTACTGGTCCATTAAAAGTCCTCATTCCAGTTTAGGTCATTGTTACCAGTTGTTACACCGGCTTTTGCGTATTCAGAAACTCTTCTTTCGAAGAAATTTGTTTTTCCTTCAAGTCCCAGCATCTCCATCCATGGAAAAGGATTCTTTGTTCCGAAATGCTTGGGAACTCCGAGATCTGATAAAAGTCTATCAGCTACGAACTCAATGTATTCCGACATCATCCTAGAATTCATACCAATTAGAGAAACCGGTAGTGACTCGCAGATAAATTCTTTCTCGATCTCAACAGCGTTTGTGATGATCTCTGTGATTCTTTCAGTTGACAACTTATCAAGAATATGATCTCTATATAGCATTACAGCAAAGTCTGTGTGCATCGCTTCATCACGGCTGATTAACTCGTTTGAAAAAGTCAGTCCGGGCATACCTAAACCTCTATGCTTGAGCCAGTAAATTGCACAGAAACTTCCGCTAAAAAAGATTCCTTCAACTGCTGAGAAGGCGATTAATCTTTCTGCGAATGAATCTGAGCTGTCAATCCACTGAAGGGCCCAGTCAGCTTTTTTCTTTACGGACGGAAGAGTTTCAAGTGCGTTTAATAAAGTCAACTTTTCTTCTTCGTCATTTACATATGTGTCAATCAGAAGGCTGTATGTCTCACTGTGGATCGTCTCCATCGCTGCTTGAAAAGTATACGAAGCCCGGGCTTCAGGATATTGAACCTCATTTGCAAACCGGAAACAGAGATTTTCGTTTACAATTCCGTCGCTAGCAGCAAAAAAGGCAAGAACATGCTTAATGAAATGTCTTTCGTCGTCAGATAACTTTTGCCAATCTATCATGTCTTGTGAAAGATCGATTTCCTCAGCTGTCCAAAAACTTGCTTCTTGCCTTTTAAATTCTGCCCAAATTCCGTCGTGCTGAATTGGATAGATTACAAATCTCTTTGGGTTTGGTGTCAAAATTGGTTCAACAAAATTGGTCATTTCTTGTCCTTTATTTCTTGTCTGAGCTGCCTAGACTTCCCTGCGCTCGTGAACTGTCTTCGGTAAGGTTTAAGTATTCGGAATAAGAAACAGTTTCGTAATCGTGAAAGCACAACATGGTCACTAATTGCACAGGCAGTTTTGCGCCAGGAGGTAAAATTGTATCTTTTTCCCCTACATTTATTAGGTTCACAAAAATTTCGCCTGTGTACCCTGGGTCTATTACGCCGGCCCTTGCAACTAGGCCTGTTTTGGTAACAGAACCTCGCTCTTTAATCAAACCAACAGTCCCTTTCGGAAGAACTACACGAACTCCTGTCGGGATCATAATAGTGGGTTCTCCAAATGCCGTCCACTTATTTCTTCCGGGAAGTTTTATTTCTGGGCCTGTATTATAAAGATCGAGTCCGACTGACTCTCCATCGTAGGCTGGCCCATACTTAAATGGGTCAATTCCTATCTCTGCAAAAATATCTACTGCTTGTTGGGAAAGGGTCATTTTAATTTTCATCGTCTTTTCCTCCGTTTACTTCGGCCCACTTCTTCTTTAAGAGGTCTTTCATTTCCGAGTTTGTTTGTTTTACTGCTTCGTCAAGTGTTAAAGCATCTTCGTCAAGTATTTGAAATCTACTCATTGCCGTATCTATGTGTAACGGAAAAACTATTCCGTCTCTTCCGGCTCTGTTCTTTGCAACAAAGAGACGTCCTGCACCTGTGGCTTTCTCAGTAGGTTTCCTAGAAAGAGAGATAACACAGTCTGCGACCATCGCCTTTCCATATGCTTCAGACATATTCTCAAGACCGACGATGTCCGACTTCGCTGAGTCTCTGTTGGCCTGTGATGCAGTCCAAACCGGTATGTTAAGTTCCATAGCAAGATTCCTAAGCTCCTCGTAAATAAGCTTAAGCTCGTGCCGAAGAGAATCGTATGATTTTGTAGATCTCATAATGTCAGCATAGTCGATTACTATTATAGAAGGAACAAAACCCTTGAGCATGAGCTTCTCGACATGGTTTCTTATGGTCAGGGTAGTAGCTGATCCTGTGGGATATTCCTTGATGATGAGTCTTCCTAGATCCATATCCTTGTATTTTTCTACAACTTCATCTTTTCTGTCTTGAACTTCATTTGCAGGTATTCCACACAAGTTAGCATCATACCTCAAGCCGACGGCGTGCTCAGTGAGCTCAAAAGTGTAGTGAAGGACGTTCTTTCCGACTCTCATTGCGTTAGCACCCATAGCAACCAGCCAGTGAGACTTACCAACACCGGTGTTGGCTGTAACAACCCCGATCTCCCCTCGACCTAATCCACCTCGAAGAATATCTTTGTCATCAAGCTTGGCAAGGCCCGTTGGGCAGACCTGTCGATTAATCTTGACAAACCTGGCTTCTACATCTTCGAAGAAGTCATGACCAGTACTCGATGGAAGACCTACGGAAACTGCTTTTCTCATAATTGTCAAAACAGAATCAAACTTCTCAGTCTGGATTAACTCAACTGATTGCTCAAGGGCATCTTTAAAAGCCTGCTTTCTGCAAAAGTCGAGTGTCTTGTCTTTAACATATTCAAGGTCAGAAAGACTTGGGCTCGATTTGACCCTGTGAAGAAATTCTATTATCTGGTCCCGGAGGATGGTGTCGTCTTTCTGACCTAAGTCGTCTTTTATTATAGTTACCAGAAGACCGAGGGTTGGAAAGCATTTGTACTTCATATAGTAAGAGTAGAACTTTTCACTCAAGTATTGTAAGTACTTTATATCAAAAAACATGGGATTCATGATTTCGATCATCTGAGCAGCCCATTCTTTGTCAGTCATCAAGCTTTGAAAAATCTTCTCTTGAAAAGCTTTTCCATATTTAGCAAAATGATGTTCAGTGCTGCCGTAGTGGTCTTCCATTTAGTTTCTCCGAATAGACGCTTTTAAAGAAGCGAAAAATTTATCAACATCAAAATTATTGATCCCGTATCGGATCATGTCTCTTATTAAGTCCATCTTACTCAAAGAGCTTTCTTTGCTCTCAAGTCCCGATGTTATTTTCTGAATCTGAGAAGCTGAAAGGTTATTTATATCAAGAAACATTATTTTCCAATTTCTTCTAGCTAGCTCGGAATTATCAACTATGTTAGTGTATATCTTCAGGCTGCTTTTTTCAAGCATTTTTTCAGAAGATTTCACTATGTCTAAAACGCTTACATGATCTTTTTCTTGAAGCTCTGGAAATCTCTTGGAGAGTGAAGCAAACCCAACTCGAGGAACTCCTTTTAGATTGTCTGAGGGATCTCCTATAAATGATCGAGCTGTGCAAAAATTATTTACGTGAATGCCAAACTTCTCTTTTACGTCTTTAAGATTTATAAAAGACTTTTGTCCCGGAGACCACTGGATCACCCTAGAAGAAAGAAGCTGATATAGATCCTTGTCAGAAGAGACTATAACTATTCTATCATCCGGGAAGCAGTATCTAGATATGTAGCCGATGACGTCATCGGCTTCGCAGTCAGGTACGTACATCTGCTCTACGGGTGTGTGACCTAGAAGGGATATCAGCATTGACAGTTCATCATCTCTGTTCTGAACTGTGTCTGGTATTTCACCCCCGTAATACCTATTGAGCTTTTGAGGCCTTCTTCCGGATTTATAATTTTTGTAGATAGCTCTTTTTCTAGAAGAACCGCCTCCTTCCCAGACGACTACAATCTTCTTCGGACCCGTTCTATCAGAAAGATGACCAAGTGCCTTCATGAAACCAACGACTCCTCCGACGTGATTTCCATGAGTGCTCATAGTAGGGTTTGCAACAAAGTGCTGCATAAAAAGATTTAATCCATCCACAAGAAGAACGGGTCGAGAAGACATCAGGCCTCCGGATCTAAAATCTCAGACTCAAGGTCCATTGCAATAGCTCTTACTTCTTCGTAAGATTCATGATCAATCGACATGTGCTCGTTACTTCTCATGATCTTTACCATAGCCTTTTCGAGTAAAAAGTCACATAAAGAAGAATACTCAGGATCTCTTAAGATATCCCCGAAGTCACTCTTATAGAACTTTTTCTCGATTGATACTTCTCCGGACTTTTCGTCATGAACTGTAAGGGTCTTCCAGGCTCCGTTGCCGCCGATCTGGACTACTTTTCCGTCATCAGTAGTTTCTGGCCCGTTCTTCCTGAGAACGTCAAAAATCTGCTCGTGCTCAACAATACCCTTTCCAAAATGAATCTCAAACATGCATTCCCTGAAAGGTGGCGAAACCTTGTTCTTTATGGTTTTTGCCCTTACGTTAATCCCTATGACTTCTTTGTCTTTGTTGGTAATCTGCTGGCCCGCACCTAGCTTGATTCGAACGGACGAATGAAAAGGGATTGCTTTTCCTCCGGGGGTCGTTGTAGGGTCACCATACATCACGCCTACATTAGTTCTGATCTGATTCAAGCATATGAACAGGACGTTTTGGTTTGCAATAACACCTGTTATCTTTCTCATCCCTTTCGAAATGGCCCGGGCCTGGAGGCCGATCGATTCTTTATCATAGTCACCTATGAGCTCAGCTTTCGGAGAAGATGCTGCAACAGAGTCCCATATAATTGTAATAGGCACGTCCTTGTCCATAGCTTTTGCTTTTAAGATAGTAGACTCAGCGATAGAGAGCACTTCTTCAGTGCAATGAGTATCAACATAGACAAACCTCTTCGTGATGTCTACACCTAAAAGAGAAAGATTCTCGACACTGGTTGCGTTTTCAGTATCAATGTAGACAACGATTCCGCCCATGGTCTGTGTCGATCTAGCAATCTGAATTGCTATATGAGACTTTCCAATGGAGGGAGGGCCGAAGATCTCTACTATTCTTCCCTCTGGCAATCCGCCTTCGTTTCTATTTGCGACGATGTAGTCGAGAAGCCTCGAACCAGTGCTTATCCATCTTTTAACGTGTGTGGGTGAATCATCGTATGCTAGGTTATATGCAACCTTAGAACCATGTTCTTTGTTAAGAGAAGAAATAAGGTCGGATGTAAAGTTATCAGATTTCTTCAGATTGTTTTTCTTAGCCATTTGTTTTCCTAATTTAAAAAGGTAGCATATAGATCATATTCACGACACTATAAGTGTACAGCAAATAAAAAAATAAAGCGGCCGAAGCCGCTTTTTAATATATTTTTCTTAGAGATCTTCTAGATCGGCAAAGGCCTCGTCAAGGCTTTTGTACTTCTTTGTATCAGTAGAAGAAGAGGAAGTGTCGTCGAAGTCATCAGTAGGCGTGGAGTTTGCAGGCGAAGCAGAGGAAGCCGGACCTCCTCGAGATGAGCCTAGGTTGGAATCTTGATCAGATTCATCTGATCCGTTTAGCCAGCTAGTGACGATCTGTTCAAGCTCTTCGTAGGTTTTTAGAGTAAACACTTCATCAAGATTAGGGATGTTCTTGATCCATTCTTTTGCTGCAGCAGAACTCTCTGACAACTTACTGCTCTTTCCCCTTGGGCGGACCTCGGTAGAAGCCCACATTCTGCCAGGGGCCTTGGTGCAAATCACCTTTACGTCTCGGCCTTGAGATGGATCAGTAATGTCGCCGTAATCTTCGTCGAGCATAATGTTAAGAAGAGACTGGTATACTGTCTTTCCAAATGCCCAGATTCGGACGCCTTTTTCTTCTTCACCTCGAACAACTACAGGGGCGTAGCAGCGCATCTTTGGATATAGCTTCTTTGCGAGCTCGTAAGACTCCTTAGATCCGTCGTCTCGAAGCTTTGTGATAAGCTCTTGAATAGGGTCATTCTTTCCGAACTGATACGGAGCGAGAAGACCTGGATTGTTTCCAATATTGTAGTAGAACCACCTCTCTTGAAATGGTTGTCCGTCGTTGTCGGGAAATGAAAGAAGTCGAACTGTGACTTCTTCCCCTTCCTGGGGACGCCACATTGTGCTTCTTTTTGAGTTGTTACCAGAAAGCTGGTTCAATTTGTTACGAATAGCATCTAGGTCAATTGCCATGTTTACCTCCAGTTTTTCAATTTGCAATGTGCAATTTGGCAGTTGTGTTTCTAGTTTAACGTCCTGCGACGAAATGTTCAAGTAGTTTTATTTTTTAGGTGACTGGGCATTTCCAAACGAAGACATTGCAGATGCCAAAGGTGACTTAACGCCCTTTTTTCTCTTAGTCTTGTTTGGAAAATTAGGTCCAGCCCCGAGAGGAACAGATACTCCTGCGACTCCACCAGACGATGCTTCTTCTTCTTCTCTTCCTTCAGCTTCGTCAGGCTCGGTCAAGAGCTCTTCTTTTTCTTCAAGATAGTTCTCTATCAAGATTTTTCTAATTATCTCTCGTAACTTTTCCATATGCTTAAGTATTACCGAGTCAAGTCATAGACTTTGCAAAATGAAGAATTTTTGCAACAGACGGAAGAGAATTTCCATAAAAGCTGTTTTCCGTATATTGCATGCCTTGGCTTGTCAGAATAGCTATCCACTCTTCATCAGTGAGCGACATTCCATAGCTCTGCAGTAAAAAAAGGGTCCTATGAGAAGAAGTCATCTTTGGGCATTCTTCATTGTATTTAAAGTTCTGTCCAAGCTTCTCTCGATGCCACTGAGATTCCTGAACAATGTAGAGCTCTTTTTCTTGGGTTCCTAACTTTCCTAGCTCATGAGCTAGGCAAACTCTCGCCACACTCTTTCTATCTATTTCAACGTCAGGAAGAGAATCTTCAACAAGCTTTGAATGACTTGAGGCCACTAGAGCTGTCCTCAAGGCGTGGTCTATGAGACCTCCATGATCTCCACCATCTTTTGAAGTTAGGCCTCGGGGGCAAGTAGTTAGTCTTACGCCGAAGTCTTCCAAGAACTTT